CACGCGGGAATTAGCATGGTTACGGGCCACACCCACCAATTACAGGTCACTGCTGTCCGAGATCGTCGTGGATCCCGCTGGGGCGTAGAAACTGGCACTCTTGCCGATCCACATGGTCCCCAGTTCCAATACACAGAAGGAGCACCGTCTAGAGCGCAGCAGGGGTTTGCCATTCTTACATTTGATGAAGAGGGTATAATGATGCCCCCGGAACTGTGTGAACTTGTTAACGGACGTCCAGTGTTCCGAGGGCAGTACGTCTTATAACCCAGTGGGTTAGAATAGGGGGTACGGGCTATACTCTGGAAATGGTCCCCAAGCATTGTCTTAAACCACACCCCCGTACAGCGTGGTAGCAGTGTGTCTAACAGTGACGGACAATCTGCCGCTAGGCTTAACCAGAACACACACCAGTTAGAGCCGACTTACGTTAAGCCTCTTCAGCTTCGTTTTCCTCGCCGTCCTCGTCATCGAGTTCAACAAGCGTGTCTTCGCCGTCCTCATCCTTGGTTAGCATAAGGATTGGCTTTTCAAACGCTTCCTGCATCAAATCAAAATCGTCTGCCAGTTCTTCGAACGTTTCGCCAAATGGGCTTGCGTCTTCTTCTGTCCAGAACTCAATTTCGTCGTCATCGTTATAAAATACCTCACGAATCACGAACTGGTCGTCATCAAAAATAGAATCCCCGTCCTTTGGGATGTAGATTACGCGATAATTCCAAGACATGGTTTCACTCCGGTCAATGCTGGTTACGGTTAAAGTCGGTGTATTCCATTCAAAAGAAACGGTCGTTGCGGTTGTTAGCGATGCCATCAAGGTCTAGCCTCCTTCGGTTATGAGAGTTGGGTTTCACCATATCATGGTTGCGGTTTGATGACATCAAGAAATGGATATTTTGGAAACGGTTTTTGATATTTAATTAAGTCATTGAAATATAACATTAAAAGATAAATATTTTTACTTATTACTTATTGCCCTTATAGACAGATTTATTCATTCAGAAATGAGAGATAAAATAGTGATAGATATAAGAGTAGCCAGACATTGTTTTGGGATTTATAAGAGAGAATTATTATTATTTATATATATATATATATTTATATATTTTATTATTACCTTAAGTAGAAAGATCAATGGGTTATGGGGAAGTTTTGAATGTTAACGTTAACACTATTCGTAATATTCTTTGGTGCTATAGCATTTTGCTGCGTTTCATCTTATATTAGTGACGTTCTAGGAGGATTTTATGGCAAAAGTCGGCCGTCCAACAACTTATAAGCCAGAATACTGCAATGTCGTCATCGAAAAGGGCAAAGAAGGTGGCTCTTACGCTGAAATGGCCGTTGCTTGTGGAACTGTACGTGCGACTTTGGATCGTTGGAAGGAAGAACACGAAGAATTTAGGACCGCTCTCGCGTACGCACGAGAATTATCGCAGGTCTGGTGGGAAGAAACTGGCCGCACAAACTTGGGAAAACGGGACTTTAACGCCCAGCTTTGGCTCAAAAACGTGGCTTCCCGCTTCAGAGACGACTACGCAGAACGCCGCATTAACGAATTGATGGGCAAAGACGGTGGGCCTGTTCAAATTGAAACCAAAACCATCAAATCAGCAGAACTCGATGATGATACGCTGGAAGCACTGGAATTGGCCTTGGCATCGGCCATAGAGGCTAAATGAACGCTCCCGTTCACATTCTCCACAAAGGCGACAGAATCGACGCCAAGGCTTCCCTGCTGGATATCAGACGCGAACGATCGTTTCGGTCCCTTCCCAAGTTCATTGAGTATGCATGGCCTGTCGTAGAGCCGGGACAACCTTTTATCGACAACTGGCACATCCACCTCATTAGCGAAGCCCTGACGGCCATCACTGACGAGGTCATGGTTGACGATGAACGATATTACAACCGCCTGCTGATCAACGTGCCGCCCGGCACAATGAAGTCCCTGCTGGTAAACGTGTTTTGGCCTGCTTGGGAATGGGGGCCGAAGAATATGCCGCACTTGCGGTATGTCTGCGCTTCCCACTCCATGAATAACGCAATTCGTGATTCGACTAAAATGCGCCGCCTTATCGCGTCCGATTGGTATCAGGAAATGTGGCCCCACGTTAAGTTGACGGGCGATCAGAACCAGAAGACCAAGTTTGAAAACACCTCCACTGGGTTTCGCCAAGCCCTTGCCATTGACGGTATGACTGGTGCTCGTGGCGATCGCGTGATCATCGATGACCCCCATTCGGTTGATTCGGCCAATTCAGAACAACAGCGCAGAACAACCATTGAAACATTTAAAACCGCTATCCCGACCCGTCTCAACAACCCTGATAAGTCCGCCATCATCGTCATCATGCAGCGCCTCCACGAAGAGGACGTATCCGGCGTAATCCTAGAAGAACAACTGGGCTACGACCACATCATGCTGCCCATGGAATACGATCCCGATCGTGCCGCCTCAACCATGCTAGGCCTTGAAGACCCTCGAGAAGAAAAAGGCGAACTGCTATTCCCCGATCGGTTCCCCGCCCACGTTGTGGAGCGAGAAAAGAAAATTATGGGGTCGTTTGCCACGTCCGGCCAGTTCCAACAGCAGCCAACTCCTGACGATGGCGGTATCATCAAGCGTTCTATGTGGCAGTTGTGGGAGAACGAAAATATGTTCCCCGACTTCGATCACATCATTGCGGCCGTGGATACGGCTCTCAGCGAGAAGTCCGAGAACGACTTTACCGCCATGACCGTTTGGGGCGTGTTCTCCGAGGATCCGGTGGCGTCAGCCGCCAAGTCCGGGGAGGCGTACCGCGTAGAGCGTACGTACAAACAGCCCCACCCGAAGGTCATGCTGATCTACGCATGGCAAGAAAGGCTATCGTTCGCCGGGGTGGTTGAGAAAATCTCATGGACTTGCAACAGGTTTCCGATCGAAAAAGTCCTCATTGAAAACAAAGCCGCTGGCATCCCTGTAGCGTCAGAACTGCGCCGCCTGTATTCCAATGGCAAATTCCACGTCCAACTGGTGGATCCCGAAGGCATCGATAAGACCGCACGGTTGTATTCTGTTCAGCATTTGTTCCAAGAAGGCCTCGTATATGCTCCTGACAAGGCATGGGCCGACGATGTTATTACCCAGTGCATGCGGTTCCCAAAGTCCAAGCATGACGACCTAGTGGACACGGTGGCCTACGCTATGCGATACTTACGCAAAACTGGTTTCATTCAAAGGGCTGACGAGGTTCAGGCGGAACTTGACCAGATCAGGGTTCATCAAGGCGCACCGCCTGCGCCGCTATACGGGGTTTAAAGCATGCCACTCGCACCGTCCAACCTACGCTTACCAGCGGATCCTTCGCCTGTTCATGAGGATCTTGACGGTATTGAGATAGAAATGGTCGAAGACGGTCCAGAGCAGGGCTATGACGAGCACGGCAACCTTATGTCGATTGAGACCCCAGACGGGGCCATTACCATCACCTTGGACGGTTCACCCCTGCAAAGGGCAGAAGAGGACGGCACCGAAGGGTGGTTTGACAATCTGGTCCATAGAATAGACCAAGCCGACCTAACATCCATATCCTTTGATCTCATCAAGGGCATCCAAGACGACCTAGACTCCCGTAAAGAATGGATAGACGACCGTGCTCAAGGCATTAAACTTCTTGGTCTCAAGGTGGAGATCCCCGGTCTGGCAGGGGCAGCAGACAACGCCCCCGTTGAAGGTATGTCTCGCGTTCGGCACCCGCTCTTGCTCGAGGCAGTGCTACGTTTCCAAGCCAACGCACGGGCAGAACTATTGCCTACGGATGGACCCGTAAAAATCAGGGAGGACAACAACAATGCTGACCTTGCCTCCGACCAGCTTGCCAATGACCTTGAGAACGACCTCAACCACTACCTCACGGCCACTGCCAAAGAGTATTACCCTGATACCGACCGAATGCTCCTCATGCTGGGCTTTGGCGGGACGGCGTTCAAGAAAGTATATTTCTGTCCCCTACGCGGTCGTCCAGTTAGCGAAAGCGTCGATGCCGATGATCTGATCGTTAACAATGCGGCTACCGACTTGTCCAACGCCAAGCGTATTACCCACCGTATCTACATGCGACCGTCAACTGTTAAGCGAATGCAGATCCTTGGTGTATACCGCGAAATAGACCTGTCCGCTCCAAAGATGTCCCAACTGGATGCCGCACAACGGGAAAAGAAAGCACAGCAGGGTATCTCAGCAGATCAAACCAATCCAGACGATCGTGACCGCGAAATCTATGAGTGCTATTGTGAATTGAATATCAAGGGATTTGAGCACCGCCATAATGGCAGGGACACGGGCTTGGAAATCCCATACCGAGTAACCATCGATGTATCATCAAAAGAAATCTTATCCATTGTCAGAAACTATGACGAAGATACTAAAGATTTACCTGAACCCCGCCAGAACTTCGTCAAATACACATTTGTACCGGGGATGGGCTTTTATGATCTGGGTCTCCTGCACATCCTAGGCAACACAACCAACGCACTAACGGCCGCATGGCGTGAAATGCTTGACGCTGGTATGTACGCTAACTTCCCCGGCTTCCTCTATGCCGATACGGGTGCGCGTCAGAATACCAACATCTTCCGTGTGCCTCCCGGCGGTGGAGCATTGGTCAAGACAGGCGGTATGCCGATTAGCCAAGCCGTAATGCCGTTGCCTTACAAGGATGTGGGCGGTGGTCTCATGTCGTTGGTGGAGAACATTGGCCAGACGGGTATGCGTATTGGTGGTACTGCGGAACAGGCCGTAGGCGAAGGCAAGCAAGACGCCCCTGTGGGAACCACGATTGCGCTCATTGACCAAGCCACCAAGGTGTTGAACTCGGTACACAAGCGTATGCATGCATCGCAAGCAGAAGAGTTTGAGTTGTTGGTACAATGCTTCCGTGAAAACCCAGATTCATTCTGGCAGAAGAACCGCAAGCCTGCGCGTAAGTGGGATGAGCAAACGTTCTTCCGTGCATTGGATCAGGTTGATCTGGTTCCACAGGCAGACCCTAACACGGCATCGCAGACCCAGCGTCTCATGAAGGTTATGGCGTTAAAACAGATACAGGCGCAGAACCCATCCTTGTATGATCCAATCGCAATTGATACGGCCGCATTGCAGGCAGTGGGATGGTCCAACCCTGAACAGTTCATGATACCTGCCTCTGCCCGTGGCGCACCGCCTCCACAAATGATGCAAGAAATGGCAAAACTGCAAATTCAAAAACAGGAAGCGGACACGAAGGCGCAAGCCGTACAGGGCAAGATTGCGTTGGATCAGGCTAAAGTGCAGTTGGATTTGGCTAAGGCTCAACATGAGGCACAGGGTGGACTAGCGGGTCCGCAAGAAAAAACCGACCATGAAAAGCAGGTTGATGGGATTGAGTTGATCCTGAAAGAAAAACTGGCAGACGCCAAGATGATGGATGTCAAGTTAAAGGCTGCGGGGTTGGCGGCTGATATGAAACGTGATGCGTTTGATAATCAACTAAAACGGGAAGACATGCTTGCCAAGGAGCGTATCCAAATGGTTGACCTAGCGCAGAACATAGCCGTGCATCCTGAGAGCGAAACGGTCGTGCGTAACCTTCTGGGTAATGTGATCCCTGCTATTACGAGTGTTAAGTGATGCGCCGCGCATATCAAAAAGGTGGTAAGGTTGAGGGGTCAATCTGGCATGAGCAGGATGTAATACCCCACGGCCATCCACAGCGTGATGCAAATTTAACGGCGTTCCAAAAGGGCAACCACCCTGACGTGCCGCATGTGGCTTATCATGGAACTACAAATGATTTTTCTAAATTTAATCCATTAAAATCAAATGCTCAATTAAAACGTCAGGCAAAAGCTATATTTGTTTCTCCTGATCCTGAATTAGCAAATAAATTTGCCATGCCTCAATTTGAAGAGGAAGGTGATGTGCCAAACATCATGCCTGTCCATGTCTCTGCCAAAAACCCTTTTGATTATGAAAATCCTCATCATGTTGCCCGTGTCATATATGATCTTTCAAGGGATAAAGATTTGTTAGACATGGAAGGGCCGCATGTAATTGATAACTATAAAAAACAAATTTCTGAAGGAGATTGGTCAACAATTGAAGACCCTTGGGTTCAAACGCAAATTAAAAAACGCCATGATGGATTTTTTGCAAAAGGAAATGGCGTAAAATTTTTAGGTGTTTATAACCCAAAGCAAATAAAATCTGCTACGGGCAATAATGGTCATTTTGATCCAACAAACTCAGATATCACCAAGGCAGACGGTGGTTCTGTAGAACCCGCTATACACCCAGCACGTTTACTATCCGGCGTTCATATACGGGAAGAAGATTACGGACATCCAGTATTTACGGGGTCACGCCATGGTTGATGATACGCCCATAACCGCCTACCACGGCACTCCACATGACTTTGAACAGTTTGACACATCCAAAATTGGCACGGGTGAAGGCACACAATTATATGGCCATGGTCTGTATTTTGCCGAGCATGAGCCTGTGGCAAAATGGTATAGGGATCAATTATCTCATACCAACAATGATCTTCCCAAAAAAGGCCACATGTACGAGGTCGCCATCAACGCGCATCCTGATCATTTCATTAACTACAATAAAGCACTTGGCGATCAACATCCGTTTGTAAAAGAACGCATACATAATGCCCTTATAAAAAGGTACAATAGCAAACAAATTGCCGATGAGACAATGAACTCTGATGCCGACTTCAAAGATATTCTTGATAATTTTGATGATATGGAATCGCATGAAATATCAAAAATGTTTCACAATGAAGGTATTCAAGGCATAAA